ATCGTTTCTGGCCTTTTTAATCACTGATGGCAACAGTGTTTTTGCTCTGGACAGATAAGCGGATTTAATACGGTCAATAGATGCCTTGCTAAAGTTCTCCTTGAAAGCGGATTCCCACAGTTTATCCTTCAACGCAGTAAACCGTGCATCCTTACCCAAAACTGACTCTAGCATTTCCATAGCTTCTCTGCTCGCATTTTTGCGAACATACTCAGTCATGGATTTCTTAGGGTCAATATTGGCTTCAATGGTATTCTTAAGAGTATTATTAATACGAGTATTCAAATCACCAACAGCAGATTCAAACTGCTGTCTAACAAACTGCTGTTCTTTCTGTTCCAGTTCCTTATCCTTACCATCTTCCGGCGCTGGCCTAGAAAGTGGCTGAGGAGGCTGGAAATCACTAGTTCCAAACACAAACTGGTTAACAAGCTGTGCTGCTGATTGCAGAGCCTCATTACCACTTCTCCGAGCCTCGCGCACCATCGCTACAATGGTATGCTTTGTGACGTTACTAAGCACATGATAATATGCTCGCTCGTCTACACGCGCAAGAGTCGGGAGGTATTCATCAACCAGTTTTGCAAATCCTTTAGGATTCTGTTCTCTAACAGCCTTAAGGATAAGTTCGGTGTTTCCACCCATTACATCAGCTTCCATCCTATCGAGAGTCTGCTTGGCTTCTACAGCAGCCTTAGCATCATCAATCGTAGGAAGAAGCTCAGTGAACTGTTGTTCCCTGTAATATGCCTTTTCGAGATAAGGAAATTCTTTGAAAAGATTAGGATACTTAGAAAGAATTTCCTTACGTCGAACAGGTGTTACAAGTTCCAACTGTTCATCTGTTGGGCCTTCTAGTTCCTGTTCAATTTCAAGAAGTTCGTCTACTTCTTCTTTTCCTTCTTCTCCCTTTTCACCCTGTCCAGCATCTTCAGCTTTAGGCTTCTCTAGGGGAAGAACTTCTTTTTCATCATCATCTGCCAAGAAATCAATTACATCTTCATGATTCATTTCTCCGTCAGTTACCGGAGTATTAACAGCGGAAGTTCCTACACTATTGCTGGGTAGCGACATTTCCTTCTCCTTGAATGGGTGCTTCTGGTTGAAGTTCCTTCGGGTTGGGCTTTTCAGGCGGAGCCGCACCTTGCTCATTACCTGGAGCCTGTTGCATCATCATATTCTGCTGCATTAGTTCATAGTGCATTTTAGCGTGCAAAAGAACATTCTTATATCCTGGAGGATTATCCATCTTAGCTTGCTGACCAGCAGGGCTTACAGCCCACTTTCTACAAATCTCAAACTCAATAGCATGATTCTCCATCATTGGGTCAACTTCTACTGAGGGCATTTCAGGCATCATTGGGTCGCCTGTAGGCATTGGCTCAGAACTCAATAGAAGCTTGATTTCATCATACTGATGATTTCTATCGTCCTCTCCAGGAACAAAGAAATCTGTAAGACCAATAGCTTCCCGAATCATGGGAAGATTCTCAGGTGAACCAATCACAGCAAGAATCTCAGGATTAGCAGCCGTCAAAAGCTGCATAATGATATCCTTCTGCTGTGACCATGTAAGAGGCAAATTCTCATTAGCCTCAAGTTCTACCCTACCAATCTTTCCTTCAAGCTCTGCTTTGCGAATGAACGTATTGATAAAGTTACCATCAGCATCACGTTCAACATCACGTTCATCTTCCTTTACTTCTTGGATGAACGCGGGAATGACTTTACCAAAGATTTCCTTCCACCAGATTGTAAAAATTTTCCATGTGTTCTGGAGTCTCTGTAGTGCTTGCGCACGAGACATTGAATACTGTGATGCAGTTTCACTTCCTTGTAGTGAGCCACCAAACAAGGATGGGAGAGCGCCTGATACAAGTTGCGCGAGTCCCTGGATTTGAGTTGCAAAAGGTTGAACCTCTGGCGAAAGATTCGCAGTTTTAATTTCAAAGAATCCGTCTTGTAGTGATTTACCCGACTTAGGAATAGCCTCATAAATACCGCCAGGAACAGACTCCATCTGACGGTAAGCATTAAAGTTCAATACAGCGGGGTCAGCAAATGTCTGACCTATTCCATGCTCAATAGTCTGGAGAGTGAGGGAAATAAGGTCATTAGTAATTTCCTGAACACTAACAAGTAACAGACCAAGAGGGTCATGATGCAAATAGTCAGAAAGAGGATTATAGGTGAGTGTCCAGGCGTCGTCGAGTCTTTCGTTGTAGGCGTCTCCAAATTCATCATTGACAAGACACACCTTCGCTCCATTAGGAAACTCTTTCTTGAGTTTCTTTACACAGTCCTCATCCTGAAGAACATTAAAGGCTGCGGGGCGGAGCCATGCTTCTCGAATAGTTACGTTATTAGTAGGATATGCACCCTGATACTGTGGAGATAAACGGCCCCACTGTTCATAAGGGTCTTTCGGTCCTACTGACGATTCAATCTTATCTCTTTCCTTAGCAGTTAGTTTACCATGAAGATGCTGATACTTTTCAATCGCATTAGCATAATGCGTTTCATAACTGAAAATAAGATAAGGACAATCTTCCTGCTTACGTGCATAGATAGGAACCTTTACATACAGTCCCCCGAAACAATCAATCATGATTCGGGTTTTAGGCTTATGTGTAGTTCCTACAATACGAGTAACAAGGAAATCTTCCTGCTGAACTAGAGGCTGAATAACCTGTCCACACGCAGGACACATCTCTGGTTCATAATCATCATCGTCACGCTTCAGAACAGTAGTATATTCATCTTCCTGCTGCTGTTCCTGCTTTTCTTCATGCAACTCACCAAGTTCATGATTAAGCTGCTTATCCTCAATATTGTAACCACACTGAGGACATGAAACTACTTGATGCTGTTCCTGAATTTCCTCTTTCTCATCCTCAGCATAAGTTCCAAAATATTCATCCGACTTCGGATAAGTGTAACCCGCAACCATACCTTCTGTGCAGTAAATGAACAAAGCATGGAGCCAAGTTAGCTGAACATTATTATGACGATAGATTAGCTGAGCAATTTTATCGCCAGCTTTCGCAGTAGCCAAATCGAGAGTATTATCTGCATCATCAGGATAGCACTTAACAGGAGGGACGACCACGCTAAGTGCCGCGATGATAGACTCCAAATAAGCGCGGAATACGTTAATGGGCTTATCATAATAAGACTGTTGAGTATCGTCGGTTTGAACTTCATCCCAGATACGCCAGTCATGCGCTACTTCACTATACCACGCTTTCTGAAACCCCTCCCAAAACAGCTTTAGCCTACGCCAAGTGCGAATTTGGCGTTCCCTAATCTGTCTATCTTCTCTATCGAAGTGGCTAACCACTTCTTTCAAGAGACGCTGGATTTCCTCGTCGTATTCTTTAGACATTAGAAACTCTTAGTAAAAGAGATTGTTTCTAAATGGCCTATTGGGTAGTGATGCACCTGCTCCACCATATGCACCACGGAATCCTCTATTAGCCATAGGATTTCCCTGCTGCATATCCGGAATACTTGCACGATTGGGGTCAGTATATCTACCACCACCCATAGGATTACGTCTAGGAATTCTCAACCCTGGAGGAGTTGATGGTCCTACTAAGCCGGGGTCAAATTCAAATGAAGGAGGGGGAGGAATAGTCCATTGACCAGTATTAGGGTCCATTTTAGGAGCTTGAGGATTCCAAAGTCCAGACGAAGCTCCAGCAGTTCCACTACCTATTCCGGGAGGCATTTGACCCCCTGTAAATCCGCCCCTTTCTAGCCAAGGATTTCCACCACCACCCGGAGTTTCCATATTAGGAGGTAACTGAGATGGACCAGTATTAATTGGACCTGGACCCCCACCTTCCCAAGTTCCACCCGGAGTATATCTAATACCAGGAGGTTCTGCAAATGGATTCTGTGGAGGAATTACTTTACCACCCTGCACAGTTCCATACCTACGGAATGGGTCGCCAACTTGGGGAAGAATACCCTGATTACCCATCATTCCTGAATAACGGAAATTAGGGCGTGGAGCGTTTCTATCTCCAGTATTGTATGCAAACTGCATCTTAGGTTTAGATGGTGCAGTATTAATACCTGGAGCGCCTCCGCCAGCCTGATACTTCTGCTGTTCAGATGCAGGAAGTGAATTCCACTTACCTACATCATATCCAGCCTGCTGATTCTGTTGTTCCTGCGGTGCTGGTTTATAAACATCCGCAAGAGGCTGTCCCCATCTACCCCATCCACCTGCAAGTCCAGCCATGTTATACTCCGTGTTCTTTCTTAACTTTTTTAGATGGCCCCGCGTCTAGTCCACGCTTATTAGCTGTGGCATAGAATACACGCTCACCCTTATCCTTGCCATATCGCTTCTTCATAGAAGCCATGACTTTTTCGCCAGAGCCACCGTAATATTTGGAGAGCGGCATGATTACCTCAACTGTGTATCTCGACCTTTAGGTCTATAAGGATACTTTACCTGAGCAATTTCAGCTTCTCTTTCTTCAGGACGTTGAGAAACTGGAATATTACGTTCCTTATAAGCCTGCCACAAACTTCGTGGCTTCTGCTTAGTATGAGTAAACTCATGAACCAGAAGGTCAATCATATCGTTAGGATTCTGTGCCCTCTCCATATTAATAGCAATAGTATTATTAGGATAAGCTAGTCCACCCGTATCCTTACCCATGAAATATCGTTCAAAGGCATTATAAGGACGAACCTTATTTACCTTTGCATCTGGCATATGAACCATTACGCCAGCAGCCGTTCTATCTAGCAATTCCCTCTGCTTTTCAGGAGAGGGATTAGCTAGTTTTTTCTCTTTGGGTGGCGGCAATGTCTAATTCCTTTTCCAAATCTTCCACAGAAGGTTTAGGAGCTTCACGCAAGAGCCTTGCTCTTTCACGGTCCTCTGCTTCTAGCATTTGTCTACGCACATTCCAGGGAATATTCTTAGGAACTGATACTTCCACTGGAGCGCGTGGTGCTTCAGGTTCAGGCTTCTCTAAAATCCTATCAAGAAGTCTTTTATTTTCAAGGCGAGAAATCTCAAGTTGCGCCCTAAGAGTTTCACACGATAGACAAACTCGCGCATACTCAAGCTCCTCTTTACAATGAGGACAGTGTGGATTAAAGAACTTATGAAACCAGTTACTCATTTAATCCTCAAATTCGTAGGAGCGCCCGGAGTTACGACGAAAGCGAAACTTAAAGGGGCAGACTTAACGCTCTCCCCTGCAATATTGCTTGCTGTGAGAGTGAGAGTATGTGGACCCGGAGTAAATGCTGGAAATGCAACTTCACACTGATAAGGTGACACAGTTCCAGCACAAGTAACGGAAACTAGGGTGGTCCCTACTGTCGCAGAATCAGGGTAATATTTATAAGTGTATCCCTGTGCCTCTGCCAATGTTGGGGCAGCTTGGTCCCACCCTATTTTGTTTCCGCTTGTTACAGGTGGCTGCGCATACACCACCGATGCAACAAGAACGAGTATGATTGCAAACAAAATCTTTTTCATTACCATACTCCGCTTACTACATTCCAAATAAGATAAGTCCAGATTACTACAACAACCAGTATGACTCCTACTCCAAGTTTCTCACCTACGTCCATGACTAAACCTGCTTACAACTTGCATCTTAGGAGCCGCATCGACTGAACGCATATTTCGATAATAGGCTGTCCAATCTCTATTTCCACTTAATACTTCACTAAGAAACTCTGCTTTCTGTATCTTCGCAAATTCCTTAGCCGCCTCTACGAAGTATCGTTCTGCTGAATCTACTGCATAGCGCAAGTCATCGTAAGGGTCATCACCTTCAAACGTCGCAACATCCTCAGCAGGTTTGTTATCCTTAGGCTTATCATAACTACAAGCCCTAATTGCATCAATCATTAGGGGACAGCAATTAGGATGACCATCATGATTACCAGCTTCTTCGCATTTGAATATCTGCAATTTCGGAATATTCTTTTCCTCCTCGGGAGGGTCAAATAGTTTGAGATACGCTTTATAATCATCTAGTCCCTTATTACGAAGAACCCACATCGCATATTCTTCGCTATAAGTTGGCAATTCTGATGGAGGAACAACCGGCTTTGGTTTCCATCGCAAATATTCATGCAATAGCATCTTACCAGCAACACGCGAACCCGGAGTATTATTGCTAAGTTCTATCGGTCTACCTAGCGCGTGTTCAATCTGCTGTTGGATAGTATGTTCTTGTCCTCTATCCTGACCAGCAGACCGACAGAACTTAACAACCTTCGGATTCTCGCGTTCAACGAACGCTTTAATAATTGGTGCCCATTCCTCAATCTTGGTTTTCAACCAGTAAAGTTCACGATATAGATACAGTTTCTTTTGAGGAGAAATAGCATAAAACCCAATATATGTCATCGCCGCGAAACCCCAATCCCCGATAACCATCTTAGGCCACCAATCGGGAATTGAGAAGGGTGGGACAACATGTATCGCGTTATCTGGCTCATCTGGATAGTGTCTATCTCTAAATTCATCAAATACTTGTCCCTGATAAGCATCCCAATCACCAAACTTACGCGCTTTACGTTCCGCTTCAGACGGAATACCATCAAGACGAGCACTATATTCAGGGTCAGCGTGAGGATTATCAGCGACCGTAGAATGAACGTAGAATCGTTTAACATTTCCCTTACCTACAATTATTTTTCCACCGTCAGGGTAAGGTGTAACAAATCGCTTCTTAACGAAAGTGTGACCGATACCTCCTGGCATCCCCGCGCATCGAATAATTGCTGGAAGTTCGGGAACTTTCGTTCTAACTCGTGTAAACCCGATGTATAAGTAAATGTATTCGGTGAAGGACGTAAGCTCGTCGGGAGTGAATAAGTTGATTTCCATTGAGTCATACTTGTGAACATCTGATTCCTCCTCACAATGACCCAAGAAAATCATCGCTCCTTCATTAGCTAACCCTGTTCCTCCATATTGGTCGGGTCTAGGAAAGGTCCAGACCATATCAGTTTTATTAAATGATGCTCCGAACTTAGGATATATTTCGCGGGAACGAGGAACAATCTCGTTCCGCAACTCGGGAAAAGTTCGTCGCATAAAGACTTGCTTAAAATTTGGATTCTCATGCCACCTGTGGATAAGTCCATATACAAGCAGCACATCCGATTTTCCAGAGGCGTTTCCTCCTCCATAGAACGCCTCAAATATTGAAGTAGGGAGTGCAAGAAAAGCCTCCTGCTTCCTATTTGGTTTCCAGAACCCCTTATCGAAACTCATACTACTTCAGTCTATCCGAAACCCTATTAATCTTCGCAGCTAGTGTAGCACCACCAAGAGAAGCCAAGAGTGCAAGAATTGTCTGATACGTTGCATCATCAATATAACCAAGTGAATGAGCAACAGTAACTAGAGCCGTGATAGCCGCAATGATATATGTCTTATAACCCTGTAGAATCATGTTGTCTCCTTACAATGGTTTCAGAGTTACGATACAATCAGCAGCGGTGCTACGAATAAAGCCACCAGCTACTTCCTTCTGTCCATCAACCAATGTAATATTCACATCTGCTGTCATTACATCGGTATTGGACTGTTCAAGTGCAGCTCCCGCTGTATCTACAAACAGAAGGCAGCGCCTCGCAGGAAGCGCATAGATTACATTCTGAGTTAGAGTCTGTGGATATCCGATTGATAGGAGCTGCATTGGTTTATTCCTTTACTCTAACAACATCGAATACTTCTTCGCGCCTCATCTGAGGAGAGTAGAAGATAAATGTAGGACCAGAGTTACCATTAGTCTTTGGGCCTTCAGGTTCCATAGTCTTAATGACAGCAGCCATATCCTTAGCTACGCCTGCAATATCCTTAGCCTTCGCACCTTCAATCTTCTCTTGTGTAAGAGAATTGAGTGCCATGACAAGTCTATTACGAGCCTTCTTAGCTACACGTAGCTTCGCCTCATTGATATGAGTAAGATTAGGCTGTTGGTCGTAAGAAGAAGTAGAAGTGGAACCGTGAGTGTAGGCTGAGACTGAGGAAGGACTAATACCGAACTTATCTGCTATCTCTAGTGCTGATTGGCGTCCATTGACAGCAGCTTCTTCACCAATAATTTTCCGTAATCCCTCTGGAACTTCTACATTACCTTCGCCTCGTCCTTTATTTATTGGAACGATAGCGACACCAGTTCCTCTACCCAACGGCATTGGAGGGCATGGAGTTACGTCATTTAGTGCTTTATCAAAGTCCTTGTCGGACACAATTCCCATAGGCATCGGATTTCTCCGGTGTTAAAGGAATTAAGAGATAACGAAAGCATGGTTAGTGGAAGTAATAGTATCCGTAATAGTAGTAACACCAGTAAGGTCAAATTCCTTCGCGGGTCCGGTAAGTTCATTACCCTGATAAATCTGAACTACCTGACGCTTAATATCAATGACAAAAGATGTGACTCCGGCAAGAGCCAGTGTAGTAGCCTGTTTAGCTGGACCAGTCTTAGCCGTTACCGTAGCTGCACCTGTAGGCATTTTCTTTCTCCTATCCTAATAATATTACCCAGTTTTCAGAGCTTTCCCTACAGGAACAGGATAGCATAACGGAAACTGAAAGTCAAATTTTTCTTTTTTTCCTAGAATTTTCCACTGGAGTCCCATCGAAATAATATTATACTCAGTCAGATGATTGCAATAGCGGCAAATTCCATGCCAACTTTACGTTCACAGTCTGAGCGGTATTCCGGTATGGGTATTGCTTATGAGTGCCCCCCGCGCAGGTTTCGCACCCTCCAAAATTTGGGGCTAATTGTCAGAATGAGACACCAATTTATGTAGGCACCTAACTCATTGATAGGATTGGGGTTAGCCCTCGGTGCCCCGAATCGGGACACTCGGCCCCCTGATATATGAGGCTTCCATTATACTGTTGAGAATATCGACGCGAAAACATTAGGAAATACGCGCGTTTTCAGGCCGGACGATGGCACACCGGTTGCTATAGAGTAGGGTAGACGTTGGCTCTTTGACAACCGAATAAGAGGCGAGTCGAGACTGTCACCTTAAAGGGACAGTATGCAGACCAAAATCGCAAAGTTCACCTTCTCCGTTCCCGAGGGCCATCCCGAGGCCGGGAAAAAGGTAGAAAAGAGTTTCGAGTATTCCGTTTGCGACACGCAGACGGAGGCCGAAACTGTCATTACTGACAAAAAGTGGTCAGTAGTGGGTATGGTTAACGACATTCTCAAGGCTAACGCCCGGTCCAATGCGTATCAGGCCGCGCTACTGCCTTACCGTCCGTCTGAGGTATCCGCCGAGGATATCAAAGAGCGTATGGTCCGCGATTACATCCGTCTGGGTGTTTCCGAGGATATCGCTCGTAAGACGGTTGCTGCACTTCTGGCCGCAACCGCAACCGCTCCCGAAACTGAGTCGGGAGACTCTAACTAACTAGTCAAGACTCGCCTCTTATTCGGGGTTTTAACCCTAACTATTGGAGGAACTATGAAACATACTCAGGACTGCGATTGTATCGGTTGCGTTGCACCGATACCAAAAGAGATTCCCTACACCGAATATCAGCGCACCGAGCACTCGGTCAGTTTCAAGTTTCAGACGTTTGACGGCTCAGATTTGAAACCTGCAACCTTTTCAAACCTCGGAGACTTGGCAAAGATTTTGGAATACTCCACTCCGGTCCAGGTAGTCCATCAGATTCGGCAAATTCGATACCAGCGTCACAAGTTCGACCTGGTGAGGTAGAAAAGAGGGGAGGGAAACCTCCCCCTTTTTATTTTTATGGGGCGGCCCGTCTGCTAATTGCGTAGTCCTACCTAGTAGTTATTCCCACCTTATTATTGATGATAGCAAGGTTCCTCGCGGGGCGGGGTAACTGCTAATTGCGACGTTCATTATAGGGTAGTCTTGCTGCTAATTGTAAGGTTCATATTAAGCAGGTCGCTCTGCTAATTGCAGCATCGCATCTATATTCCAAATTAGCTCTCAGATTCATAACGGAATCGTATACGAGCTGATTCCTACCGGATTCTACCCTGATTCCATACTGGTTCCTACCGATTTCCTACCTGCCTTTTCGGGCTAAGTGCTTCATTTGCAAGAGGTTAGCAGAGGGGGAGGGGGACTAGGGTAAGACCGGGGTGCCACTTTCGAGGGTATGTCACCAGAATAGGACACCACGGGACAGGGTTTTGTTTCCTTTTTATTTTTTTTTTTTTTTTTAATATATAATACCATAACATTATGCCACTGTCCTCTCTAGGTGACATATGGCTGAAACAGGGGGTATCGACTTCCATTAGAGGGGGAGGGGTTCCCCTAACTCGTTGACTCGCGGCCACTTAGGGGATAATCGTAGGGGGGAATGAGGTATGAAACAGGTATGAAACAGGGGGGAATCAAGTAGGAAACCGGCCCCGACGGATTTGTGAAAGTTGATAATGGAATAGTTCTCACTATTATTCGAAAGCGAAAGTATTATATTATCTTCGCCTTTTGTTCGTATTCTACTCAGGGGTAGAATACTGGGACTTTTGTCATCCCAAAGGTTGACTTCTGGAATGGCACGGAGTTTGCTTTACCACAAGGTATAGTGGTGTCCTCAAAAGTGGACACTATTAGTAGTGGTCTGTCCCTGTGGTATAGTTCTTGCAGGTCTATCCCTGTCCGGGCCGTCTGGCCTGTCACCGAAAGTGGACAATAATATTACTAGCCTGAGACTGGAGCCGACACAATGAATCTGACCCCGAACGTAACCCGTAAGACTGGAGATTGTGATGGTTGTGAACGCAAGGACACAATCGTCAGACTATTTCACGGTAAGAATCAATGGTATTGTGATTCTTGCGCTGAGATAGAAATTCAACGTCAGGTTGATTCCGTTAGGGCACGCCAGATGGAATTGAACCCCGTTGAATCTGTTGTGAGAGAAGCCGCTAAGATTGACTCAACAGTCCAAGTTAGGACTGACCTTTTCAATGCCGCTACAGTTGCTATCAATGAGTTGAAGGCGGCTATTGACGCTGACGAATCCATTACCAATAAGCCATACGCATTGGCTGAACAGTTAAAGGCTCGATTCCTACATTTCCGTGATGTAGTTTTCGAGATGAATCAGAAAATTGTGGAGGCTGGTAATCAGCAGAAAGCTATTCAAATCTACTTGAATCAGCTCGCCAATACCTTGCGTGAGGAAGAACGTAGCAAGCTCAAGCTCACCGATATTAGCTATAAGCCCTCCACTCCCAAGGCTGTGACTGTAAAGCCTGTCAAAACAGCCAAGCCCAAACTTGATAAAGCGGAACTTCGCAAGTTCGCGGGTGAGCTTGGAGTATCAGAATTTACCCTCCAGATGATAGTTGTCCAAAAGGGTATCACTGTTGAGGCTGCCGCTATCATGTTGCGTCAGTCCATTAATGCCGCCAAGAATCAGTAATAGGAGTCAACTGTTATGTGTAATAACCGTGCAGAAATAAGGGTCCACACTATCTACGGCCCGTTGTCAGTGTGCCGTCAGTGTGTAGACTCCCATCCTATT